GAATGTGTAGCGAGGAGGTTGACGTAATGGCACGTACAATACGAATAAGCGGTATTGACGATGTATTGCAGAACCTAGGCGTACAAGGCGCCCGTGAACTGCAGTACGACCTCGACCAGGTAGTTGAAAGGTCGGCGCGTACAATGGCGAACGATGCTGCACACAACGCTCCTTATAAAACGGGAAAACTCGCATCATCCATTCCTCCTTCAGTAGAGAAACTCGATGAAATGCATTGGCAATTCGGCTCCGATGTTGAGTATGCGACTCGTCAAGAATACGAGCATGCTACGAAGAAGGGGTTTTTTCGGAAAGCTGTTTGGAGTAATCGTGAGGATTTTCGCCTAGCAATTATCGAGGCGGTGAATAGACATGGTGCATAATTTTACGTACTCAATACTCACGCACTTAAAGGCGCAAGTATCCGAACTAACTGACGTTGTATGGGTATATGACGGTATTTCATTAAGTAAAAGAGCGAAGCCTTTCGCAACTGTAGAGCAGATGCAATCTAACACGGAAATTACAACAAAAGAACGTGAGTATTACGAAACCACTTATCGTTTTCAAGTCGGACTACATGCTAAAACTGTTTCGGAACGATCTAAGCTACAAGAACGCGTAAAACTAGCGCTTTTACAACCGAATATTACGTATTTCGATACGAGTGGGCCATCGCCAATAGCGACTGGCTTTTTTTATTGCGATGTTTTATCGGAAGTGCCCGTGCCAATCGAATCGGCAACGGACGAGACGAATAAGCATCGCGTTTATTTTGACGTTGAAGTTTATGTTCAGCGCAAAAATGGCGGAACAGATTACGAACAATAGGGGGATGAACGATGGCACGCGGAGTTAATTTTTTACTTTATGTAAATACCGGAACTGTCGAAACGCCAGTCTGGACAAAAGTCGCCGGACAAAAAGGCGGAACACTTAACCGTGAATACGATACAATTGACATTACTTCGAAGGATAATTTCGGATGGTCTGACGAGGAATATGGAGTTGCTTCTTGGTCAATCGAAGCCGACGGACTTTTGGTCGAGGACGATGCAGGATACCTTGCGTTAGAGGACGCTTTTGAAAGCGCGGAATATGTAAAAGTTCGCTTTCAGACGGCAAGCGGTAATAAATACGAAGGTGACGCGATTATTAGCGATTTTAGTATCGAAGCTCCTTACGATGATCAAGCGACTTACTCACTAACTCTTAACGGTAAGGGCGCTTATACAAAGACAACTACACCTTAATTAGCGGCGTCCTTCGGGGCGCTTTTTCTTTTTATAACAAGGAGGTAAAACAATGGCAGGCGTTTTTATAAATCTAGGTGGCAAGGAACGAGAAATGCGATTTTCATTCTTGTCGTTTAAGGCGCTAGAGCAGCACTATAACAAACCGGCGCAAAAAGTATTCGAGGAAGAAATGGCGTCAGGACGTTTATCTGATATCGCAGTTATTATATGGGCATGTTTACGTAAGGAAAAATTAACAGTAGCTAAAGTCGAGGAGTTTATCGATGAGGCAATCGAGAACGAAGATATTACATTCGAAGAGTTAAGCGACAAATTATCCAAGGCAATCAGCGAATCTAAGATGATGAAAGGCTCACAGCCAAAAGAAGATGGAACCGATAGCCCAAACTAGATTCCGGTTGCAAATCGTTCGATTATGACGAATTAATGGCGCAAGCAACCGGACTATTCGGCTTGAAACCGTGGGAATTTTGGGATTTAACACCGAGGGAGTTCTCCAATATGATTGAAGGATACCGTTTGCGATCTGACGCAGAATGGCAACGGACTGCACAGCTAGCCTCGTGGATCATGTCGGCTCAACTCGGTAAAAAGACGCCGACGGCGGATAAGTTGCTCGGCAAAGACAAACGAAAAGAACGGACGAATAAAGTCGTTTCAATAGAAGAAAAACGAAATACATTGGCAGAACTAGAAGAATCGCTTGGAGAGGCGGTGAATTAATGGCAAACGGAATGAATATTAGTTACTCTCTCGAAGTTCGAGACGGTTTTACACGGACTTTTCGTAATATGGAGCGCAACATTAACTCTATGCAACGTCAAGTTTCCGGAGGACTATCGAGGTCTTTGAGTGGTCTATCTGAAAGCGCGCAAGGAATGGCGCGTAATTTACAAGAAGCGTTTAGGTCTTCCCGTACTAATATGCACCAATTTCGGGAAAGTCAAATCGAAGTGCAACACGGTTACCTGGAGTTAGCTCAAAATTCCGAGGAGTATGTCGGCCGAACTGGCGATTTAATGTCCGCACTACAAGAGCTGGGTACTCAACATCGTCAAGTAACGGATAGCATGATTAATAATAGCGTAGCAATGCGCATGAGCTTCCTTCAGTCGATCGGGACCATGCTTGGAGCTTCCTTGCAGTCTAATAGTATTGCATCGAACCTTCAACGCATAGGAAATCCTCTTTACACGGTAAACGGAGGTCTTTTGCGGGTATCCGGTGGGCTTGAACGAATCGCCCGAAATGGAGCGCCGGCAATCCTGGCTTTAAGGGCGCTTGGTCCGACGGCAAGCATGCGAGAGCTGCAAAGCCAAATCCGATTAATTAACGCTGGTATTATGCGTATGGGTGCCGTGGCATTAGTTGCGGCGGGTGCTTCTATATTGCTTTACGGTGCTCTTCACCAGGCCAATATGGCGATGAATCCAACGTATGCTGCGGCATTTACCGGAATGATTGAAAAATTAAAGAAAGCCTTTCAGCCGATGATCGAGTTATTCGGTCAGATAATGACGCATGTTTTTAATTTCGTTGGTGCTATCGCGGCTCTGGCAATTAAATTTAATGAGGCATATCCGGTATTAGCGAAAATAATACAAGGGTTTCTCATGCTGCTGCCAATATTAACATTAATACTAGCGCCTTTGGCGGTTGGGATAGGCTTATTCGGAGGTTTATCAGCGGCTATGAATGCCGTATGGATGATTATAGCTCCGTTCGTAACCGGTCTTGCGACGGTTTTAGGGACAGTTGCACTAATTGCAGCGGCAATTGTAGGCTTAGTAGCTGCGTTTGTACTTGCGTATAAGCATATCGAAGGTTTCAGAAACTTTATAAACGCTGCGATGGAAGCGATAAAGAATGCGTTTAATATTGCGTTTAACTTCGTAAAGGCAATCGTAATCTCGGTAATGAGCGAAGTGTCATCATTCCTAAGCGGGATTCTTGGCGACATTAAGGGATTTTGGAGCGAAAACGGTGCCGCAATTATGACGATTGTACGTACTTATTTTACGATGATAGGAGCGTATATATCCGTCGTTATGGCTGCTATCAAGGCGGTATTCCAAATCGCATGGCCAATCATTGTCGGCATAATTAAAGTTGCTTGGGCGCTGATACAGTCAGTCATAGGCACCGCAATCAAATTGGTGCTTGGCATCATTTCTGCTGCTATGAAATTGCTACAAGGAGATTGGAAGGGCGCTTGGAATACAATAAAAACCACTGCAAGTTCAATCATGTCGAGTATTATCGGATACTTCAAAGGGATTAACTTACGCGAAATCGGGCGCAACATCATTCAAGGCTTAGTAAACGGGATCGGCGGTATGGTCGGTACCGTTAAGAAGAAGGTCGCTGAGATTGCGAACCTGATACCGGACGGAGTCAAAAAATTCCTAGGCATCCACTCACCATCACGCGTACTTATGGAACTCGGCGGATATACAGGCGAAGGTTTTGCTATAGGTCTAGGCGACCAATTAGCGCAAATCAAAGCGGCATCAAACGACATGGCTACGGCTGCCATTCCGAAAGTTCCGACACGATCCGTTGACTATACGGTTCAAAATACGCCAACACAGAAACCAGAATCAACTCCTCGGACATATAGCGTAGAAATTCCGTTAGTGGTTGAAGGGCGCGAGATTGCACGTGCAGTAGTCGATGATTTAGATTCGTTGTTTGCTGGCAAAACACGTATGGATTTTAGAACACAAGGAGGGAAGCGCTAATGACGAATTTTCGAGTGGAAAGGCTTGACGGCACGGTTTACGATATGGCTGAGATGGGCGTCATTGTTCGGGACTTTAACATTAGCGCTCCCGACACGGTGCACAATCGTGAGACTATCGATGGACGTGACGGATTCATTGACTTAGGCACAACGTTCGGCGGTCGAGAAATTACGGCTGACTGCGTTATGAAGGCCGTCGACATCGATGACTACGGTTTACTTAGAAACGAAGTCTTTCGCGCTTTCAACTCGCGGGAGGCTTTTTATGTTATTGCGGACAATAATC